ACCGGGTTGTTGTAGATGGACTGGTTGGTCCCATAAGTCTGTGCATCGGCTGTGCCAGCTGCACCAGTCTGGAGGTCGGTGTCACCACCGACGCGGGTACCGTAGGTGTAATCCAGGTAGAAGAGCAGGCCAGCAGGCAGGCTCATAGGCTGGATGGAAACCAGCTCATTGGCGACCAGCCCACCGAAGACACGGCGAACGATCGGGAAGGCGATATTGCTGAAGCCGCGCAGGTCACCTGACGAGGAGACGTTGCCGCCGCCAGTTGACAGGGAGCTGGTCTCGCGCAGAAGCTGCATTGCCTGGTTTTCGAGCAGGCGAGCCATGTTTTCGCGACGAGTCTTATCCAGGCCGCGCAGGAGGCCAGTGCGGCTCCACTTTTCGACCAGAGTGCTAGACTCGGTACCCATGTGGCGCTCGCGGATGCCTTCAGTTAGTTGCTTTAGTGTGAACTTACTCATGTTTTTTTCCTTTAGAATCGGTTGAGTATGGGGTTGTCTCTTCGCGGTATTCCGTTAGCCCTTATCAGGGAGCCCAGCCAGTTGTGCCCAGCGGTCGACAGTCGGAGAAGCTGTTGAGCTTCCACCACGGCCAGCCGAACGCGAGGAACCACCGGAGGAACGTTGAGCTGCCTCAGAAAGAGGCTTGGCATTGCCACGACGCTTAAGCGACTCGGTAAAGCCCTTATAAAGCAGCTTGACTTCCCTCAGCGTCTGCGCTTTATCCAAGGAACCAACAATAGAGCGAAGTTGCTTCTCGTTGAGCGACTTGGTGTGCACCAGACGATTTACATAAAGGAGCTTAGCATTGAACAGATTTTGTTCCTGCAGCTGCTTGGTGAGCTTACTCATCTTCTTACGAAGATTTACTCGCTCTCTGCGAAGAGCTCGATTCTGACGGCTCTCATTACGAAGTCTTTGAAGTGTTTTGCCCTCGACCTTGACGGTGCCCACGGCATCCTGCTTATTTAGGTCGGAGTCATCGGAGTCTACAAACGGCTCGCGATCCTTCTTGGCTCCACCAAAAGCAGCCAAGCACTTAGGATCATCAGCGTTTCCTTCGGCGATTTTACGCATACGAAGAAGCTCTCTCTTGAGCATGCCTTCATCGATCTCAACAACTTCCTCGTCATCTAGATCACTAAAGTCCATTTCTCCGCCAGCCTCATCGTCCATTTCGAACTCTTCCTCGGCGTCAAGCTCAAGGTCTTCGGCACCGACGAGCTCAAGGTCTAGCTCAGACACATCGACGTCTGCAGGAAGGCCTGTGATTTGAAGAGTAGCGCCACCGGCTTCGGGGACTTCCTCTTCAACCTCATCACTGAGCTCAACATCCAAATCAGCATCAGCATCTTCGAGGCCAGCATCATCATCTTCAAAAATGCCGAATTCCATCATTAAATCCATCTCAGTTAGCCTCTTTCGAGTAGCCATTTCTGCAATCTCCTTGCGAAGTTTTACGAGTTCTTGCGATCTCACTCCTGCAATACCTATCACCCCACTATCGAGGATTCTCATTTCGTTGAGCATTTTGTCACATAGTCGACCTAAAAGATCGAGACTTTTCTTGTCTCGCCCTAAATGTGACTCCAGCAAGGTATCACCGAAGCTTAAGCTGTCTTGAATTCTCTTTACGCGATCATTAAAATCAGTCTTCGTCTTTGGCGCAACTGATTCCGTGAGTGCCATCAAAGCTCGTGCCGATTCCATATTCAACAGAAGTTTGTCATCATCTGATGATGTGTCTTCGTCATCATCTGAATCCGATTCCGATACTGCGCCTGCTGTTGAAGTAACATCTGGATCGGCCAGTGTGTTTAGATCTAATACGGCAGCTGACTCGGTGGGAGATGATGCTTCACCTGGGCTAGTATCATCAATATCACTCAAGGATCCCGCAAGGACGTCTGCCTCTTCTGTATCTTCACCCAGAATTTGCTTCTCAATTAGCTGCCGAATGCGAGGCGTAATCGCTTCGACGACTGTTCGAGTGGCATTGTCTTCCGCAGCTTGGCGAAGCTGCTTAGCTTCCAGAACCGCTTCTTCGAATAATTTTGTCATACTTACATCCTACGCTAACGACAGTACATATTCGCATCGACACGAAAGATTAATGAAAGCATTCGCAAGATTTGTCATCATCATCCTCGTCGTCCGGTGCAGTAAAATCGTCTTGGAATTCCTTTGCCAAATCGGCGTGATCATCTTGAATCTTCAAGAGCACCCGATCATCATTGAGAGGGATATCGTCTAATGTGTAAGCAGGTGTCTGTTCATCACCAAACATGACAGGAGGTGAAGATGCCCAGCCTTTCTTCGTGCCTTTGCCTCCGCCGCCCGATTTTCCAGGTGCCGTCTTGTATACTGTCCAGGCTACACCGCCAGCGCCGCCAGAAGCCTTGCGTCCTTTATATAGATCAGGGACGGTAGAGATAGAAGACGAGGACATTCCCAGTGATTCACCCAAACCGCGACCGCCTTGCACAAAGCTTGCACGATCAACGTTACCTCTGCCAGCATTAGCGTCTCTACTGATATACGCGCCTGTCTTCCTAAGGAAGGCGTCTTCATCCTCTTCATCAAACACATCTTCAGACTCAACATCAGGATCAAGCTCTGTGGGGCCCTCTCCATATGGATAGGTTTCTCTTGACTGATATGTACTACCGGAGCCCGTGGGCTTTCCTGCGCGGCCGTAACCATGACCTAAACGTGCATCATGAGCACCACCAGCGGGGCTAAACTCTAGCAATACGAATATCTTTCGATAGTGCTCAGCAAGGCGCCCCACTGCGCGGCTACCTTCTCGAGCTTCTACCCAGAGAATATTCTCCGATAACTTGCTGACTGATCGGCTCTGAAGTATCGCTGGGATTTGCAAGACCGTTTCCCACACCGTACTCAGTACCCGGATCTGATGGCCAATCAGCTGGAGGTGTCGGAATATCGCTCGGATTCATGCTGCCTGGGCCCGGTGAACCTGGTGCAGGCGAGAAAGATGAACCTGGAAGACCACCGCCACCAGTGGCAACATCATCATGATTGGGAGCGTCATCATAATCACGATTGTGTAGACCAAAAGTGTGACCGCCATCATTCACCAGCTCACCTGCGATCATATTATTACCCATTTCCTCGACAGTCGTATAAGTCAAATCACCCGCATAAATTGGAGATGCAGGAAACATTGACTGAAGTTGAGCAGTGTCAGACTCACCCGAGCCATACGTTGTGGGAACGATTTCGACAGTAATTTGCTGATGTGAAGGCATGTTGTCTCTCCTTTAGTTAACTAGGAGCGAAGCTTAGAAAGTCGCTCCTTTGACTTGGCACGGGCTTCACGAATCTGCCTAAGAGCCTTGATGATCTTTGCTTCCTTGATCTTTAGGGTTGCCATGAAATTGACTTCCTTCTCAAGAGTATCAGCAAAGCCGTCAGCATCGACTTCCTTGGTCTTGTTTGCTAGATCAACAAGCTCCTTCTCGTGTACCTTCTTGTCGGCATCGAGCTTAGAAGCCTCTTCTAGGATGATCTGCTTGAGCATTTTGGGGGTAAGCTTGTGTGTAGCCATCGATTCTATCTCCCGTCAGAAGGACGTGCTGCTAGTACATATGTGTCCGTGCAAGAAAAAACTCGTCAGATGCTGGTCAATTTGCTTGCGGCACACCTGGGTGCTTAGACGGTGCAAAAGCCAAGTCAGCCCATTTACTAGAAGCTCCTGGTGAAATCTGATCAAAAATATCAGATGGATCGCCTGCAAGTTGAGGCCCTGCGTTTGGATTAGGTCCCCGAGCGGCCTCAGCCATGTGTGTGCTACCAAGCGCCGGATCCATTTGGGCAATTCTTTGCAATGACCCTCGTGCTGTATCAGTTAGGATCTCCTGCATCATTGGATCTGCTGACAAAGCTTCTACAGCATTTTGCACATTTTCGTCAAAATTTCTGTTAGGCACGACAGGTGTGTCTAGTGCTGCTGTTCTACGCTGATTTCTTTTTGACAGCGTCTCAACTTGCTGTGCCTCTAGCCGGCCCAGACCCATTCCTTGTTGAGGCGCCCCATGCGCACTTACTGATTCTTGTAACGATTCAGGAGAGTCTGACAGTCCTTCAGCCAAAATCTCAATCAAGCATTCCTTGACGATTTGCTTAAGGTCTGATCTCTTCATTTTTGCCATTAGCCAATTCCCTGGAACGCGGCAACCCCATCAACGGAGCCAGTCAATACGGGGAATTGAGAGTACTCAACACCCGTCAAGCCTGCCAACAAACTATACTCTACAGTGTTAACATCAGCAAGGAAAAAGAGTTCTTTGCAACGAATCTCAAGCCGTTCTGTCGTTTCATTTCCAGACAAGATCAAGTAATTACTTGTCACAGTACCCTTCACACCGTTCTTAGTAAAACCGATTCGCATCGGATTGTTGCTCAAATTAGTGATAATCAGGAAGCGGGTGGCATACGGGAAGACGATGTGCTTAGCAGTTGTCGTATCTACAGGATCCCCTGCTGATGCGGTGACATAAGGTACACCCGAAATCTGATACGAGGGGACGTGATTAGGTCCCGTTTTTGGATGATTGAGTGCCATTAGTTTCTCCAGCTCATGATATCATTAAATAAGCGATCAATACGATCATCTTTTCGAAATTGTTCGCGAAGATTTTTCAGCTCAGTCGATGTAATTTCACGACCTTCTCTCATCATAAAAGCACCAGGCGTGCTTGGCTCGCTAACAAAATCCCAACAAATTAACTGGAAATCATCCTGCACAATTTGTCGATCGCCGTCACGTCGTGTTGATCCTACGCCGCGAGACGAGATGCCTAAGGTGACACCAGATTCTACCAAGCTTTGCAAAATCTTACCCGATGGTGTATCAAGTAATTCAACTTCACCCAAGACATAAGCACCTTCTATCCATGCGCGAGTCACCAGATGTGATGCATTTTTTAATTCAATCACACTACTATCAGGATGATCACATTCACCCAGTGATCTGCGTTCTTGAATGAATTTCTGATAATTGCGAATCTCGCGCTCCAGAATTGCGATCGGATAAACTCGACCATTTTGATTCAAAGTATCAGCTTTTTGCAAAACGCCCTTGAGCTTGATCTTACCGCCATTGCGTTCTCGAAACTCAATAATCTTCTTAGGATCATAATCAAAAGGCATCCACGAATGAAGTAGTTGTTGTGCGCTCATTACTCCTCCAAAAGCTCAGACTTAAGCTGCGAGATTGTCAAAAATTGTGTGATTATCTTATCATCAATTTCATCAAGAGTAACCTCAGAGATATCCTTACGAACTCTCATTGCTTTCTCATTGAGAATTTGATTATCAAGCGTGTCCAGGTATTCACCCATCTCCACTAATGTTTTTTGCCTAATTGATTCTAGCAAAGTCACAAGCTTCTTCTGGTTATCATCAACCAGCGCAAGTGTATACAGCCTGACAATTTCTCGCTGCTCAGAATTAAGTGCCTTGCCAAACTTGGTATTTAGCTTTTCCGTCATAATCTTGACAACTAATGCATCTGAATCTGTTTTGGTAAGATCGTCGAGATCAATCTCATGCTTTTCTTCAAGTAGCCAAGTTCGAACATTGTCTTCATACTCAGCCATTCGACTCAAATCAGATCCCGCTGGATCTCGCCAGTCATTGAGCAAAGTTTGAATCGTTGCATACATTCGATATTCTGGTATCCTTCGCCTGAAAAATTGGGAATCATTTAGGCGATGATTGATGCTTCGAATGAGAAGTGACTTTTCTCGTGTGAGCGATTTATCGTTGGTCTCTCTGGCAAGATTGCGTGCTTCAGCTAAGATCGTTTGTGCAACACGATCAGAGCTTGCAGTTGTCTTGACTAATGCACCAAATAAACGAAACTCTCGGTACAGTTCACTTCCCGACTTAAAATGTTCTCGAATGATTTGTGAACCTTCACGAATTTGCTCGATGTTATTAGTTGCTACACCGTGCGCAATATGTCGAAGAAGCAGTTCATAAACGATGCCAACGTTTCTCTTCTTATTGTGACTCTTAGCCATTATGGTTGTCTCCAGGAAACTCACTGCCCTCAATCTCAAGGTCAAGTAAATCTTCCGACTCACCTGCCTCAGAAATCAAAGATTGCTTGTTTGTTCTACCTATCTCTCTTTGTAACGAGTTTAACGCCGAATGTAGCTGGCCCGTAAGTCTAGCATGATGTTTCACACCATCACTCAAGAAATTGTCAATGGGATCAAGGCCATCCTTAAATGGATCACCCAATAGCTCCTTCCGCTTAAAAGGATCGTTTGCACCGTCATTTTTGGGATCTCCCAAGAGATCAGGGAATCTAGAATCAGCTGCACCGATTGGAACATTTCTTCTGTGATTTCTGCGACGATTCCAGGCAGCCTCATCAGGCTTGATTGGTGGACCAGATGATGCAACATCAACGTCATCATCCTCATCAAGAGACGAAAGCAAAGAGCCTGATTGCTGCTGCGCAGAGAGATCTAGATCTAGCTCCTCTTCCTCATCACCAGCAGGCTCTTCGCCTTCCTCACCCGGTTCTCCTTCCTCGCCGGGGAAGTCGCCAAGCTCTAGATCAAGGCCACCTCCGCCGCCAGAGCCCCCTCCGCCGAAGCCTCCGCCGCCGCCTTCTTCACTCGGGACAGCTGATGCTTCGATTTCGTGATCGATTTTCTTATCTTCCATGCGGCCCTCTTCAATACGTTCAATTTCATCATCAGTAAGGCACATGATATTTTTGCGAATCCAGTACCGATCAACAATACCCTCAGGAGCGGCAGCTGCAATATCAAAACGCATTCGAAAAAGTTCAAGCTTTTGCTGTTGCGCAATTGTCGATGGGTTGCTCAACTTAAGGTCAAAGTCTAGCAAGTCTTCACCTTCATAGCCATGACAATAAAGATGAATGATAGCGAGCTTATTCAGTTCAGACAAGACAACCTTCTGAATGCGGTGAATCTTGCGAGAGAAGCGAATGTCTTCCTGAGATAATGTTGCCTTGCTTGATAGTGCTTCATCGTAGCCCAAGTAAGCCTTGGGCACATTCAATGCAGAGAAAAGCTTTTTTTGAATATACTCGACGTCTTCAATGGCTGTGACATTTGTACCGCCTGCCAGTGTGTCGATCTTGGTGCCAGTTTCGGCACCACGAATAGGGATGAAATAGTCTTCGTCTACGCTGAGTGGGTTATAGCGTAAGTCAACACGACCTGTGTTCTGATCAACGACCTGATTTGAACGCAAGATCGACTTTGCCTGTTCCATATAACCTGCAACATCTTCGGGCGGAACATTTCCGACATCGATGTAGAAAACACGACGCTCAGGAGAGCGAACCACTCGATATACCAGCATTGCATCTTCAATGAGAATAAGCTGACGCCAAATGCGACGTGCGCTTTCAAGGATAGATGAACCGTATGGCAGGAAAGCATCATTGCCCAACAAGCGCATATGTGTGATTTGCCAGTTCTCTAATACCTGATTGCCCTGTGTTACCCATCGGAAACGAACAGCCAACGGATCACCTGGATCGAAGCCCTCCTCGCGCTCAATCTCATTCACAGGTACCGTAAAGACGTTCTGTACGCCATACTGCGTACTGACATCATTGAATAAGAACACATCACCATACTTGACTAGGTCACGAACCCATGGTGTCAAGTTGAATTCAACATTGAGTGTATCATAGAACAAATCACTCAAGATCTGCTTAATCTGATGATTCTCTGAGTAGACATGAAGCGTCTGTCCTCTTTCATCGGCGCTAGCAGATTCCTCAGCGTAGATGTCAAGGGCTGATGCGATCTCAGGAGTGTATTCCATTTCTGAGTAGTCGCTATATCGAGCCATACGGTCATATGTGCCGTATGCAGACATTGCTGTTGAGTAAACATGACTAAGTGTCTTTTTGAAGACATCATTAGCCGTTGAGGCATTTCCTTGTTTGTATGCCTTGATCTTGCGCTTAACAACAGGGCCACTTCTAAAAAGGTGTGTTAAGCGCTGGAACAGATTGTCGTTTTTACGAGCCATTTTCGATCCTGTTCAAAAATTCATCAACTTCTTGTTGCGGCATATCACCCAAGTCTCCGTAGGGATCAGGTGTAAAATGTACCTCATCTACATATTCCCATAGACCATGCTTGACATCTGAGCGTGACGCTTCATCATTGTCCAATATTCCCACGATTCGCATATTCAGAATTTTGAACCAATCCCTAACAAACTTAGGATTTCTCGTCAAGATAGCAATTGCTGATTTTCCTGCATTTACTGGCTTGATGGCATCGAAAATACCTTCAACAACATATAGACACACATCATCAGGTCGGATATATTCGACACCCCAGACAGCAATTTTCTTATTTCGACCGCTGCTTGAAACGTGTGTGAAGTACTTTGCCATGTCAGGAGAGGTGCCCTGGCCAATCTTTGGCTTTCCAGGTCGATATGTTTGATAGCCCACGATTTGACCAGATAAGTTATACAACAAAAAAGTTGCAACTTGTGAATCCTCATCAATGATGACATTGATCTTGTCAGGATCCAACCCTCGATTCAGTAATTCCTGACGAACTGTTTCTTGCAAAAACTGCATTGTGTGCTCATAGCAGCCACTTTAGATCTGACGATACGCGACGTGCATTTTTCAAACGAACCTTTTCACTTCCCGGATTCGCAAGGATATCATTGGGGTGAACAGGTAAAAAATTATCCCATGGATGTTTTCCTGCGCCACGAAGAGGTGCAGTCTTGTACTCCTTAGAATCTGCACCCATGGCGGCCAGCATTGCACTATTCAACTGGGTAGCATGTCTCCCGTAATCATCTGTTCCGTCAAAAAACCACGAACCAATTGCGAATGACATTACAAGGTCATCATTGGCACCTGATTGGGCCTGCGCCTTACCATTTGCCCAAACGAATTGTTTGAGTTCATTATAAAAGCGACTTGAGTAAATCTGAATTGCTTTGTTGCGAATCAGCTCCTCGAGTTTAGCCAGAATAATTGGACGAGTCTTGACTGAGGTCGGGAAGCCTGCCCTGCTTATGTCTAAGGGCGGAATGTAATCGCCCAAATATGTGGACTTCTTATCATTGTGGTAGTACAGCTTTGTGTAACCGCTATCCTTGAGCTTGCTGCACACATGATAACCGTAAGAGTTATTCTCGGGCACGATCATCGCATTATTATAGCGCCTGCCCGTCTCCAGCAAAAGATCTGCGAAAGCATCAGGCCGAATTTTTCCCTTGTATTCTGCTGAAACTTCTCCTGCCATCATATCAAAGACGTGGAATGTGGAAAAGTCCTTAGCGTCACCTCTAGCAACATCAGCTGAAATCACATATTTGTGCTCACTTAGCGGAACCGACCACTCCCAACCATTACGATCAGGGCCGAACTTAAGGAGTGGCGGTCTAACTAGAGAGCCTACCCAATCAATGTCATTTACATCAAGTAGTGTTTCGCCTGAAGCCAAGAAGTCACACAAATACTCCTGCGCAATCTTTCGCTTAGACATGTTTCGAGTTTCATTATCAAACCAATTTTGATCACGCTCTGGATGCACGTCCCACATAAGTTTGACAGGATTGAACTCATTTAAGCCAGCCTCAGCATTCGTGTACAACTTGTGATACTGTCCTCCGACGCCCTTGGGTGTCGATAAAATGATTGCACGTCCGCCAGTTGATAAAGTCGGATACAAGCCCGTCCACAAGTCATCAAAATTGCGAATGAATGCTGCCTCATCAATGACCAGCAAAGTAATTGCTTCACTTCGGCCAGCATCTTCCGATGTCGGGATCGCTTCAATTCTCGAGCCGTTGCTAAATTCAATCGCCTGCTTATTCATTCCTGTGATCTTGGGAAGAATCAGCCATTGCGGCAAACCATTCAAGATAACACGAACTTTTTTGATGATATTCTGTGCAACTTTTTGCTTCGTAGCAATGACCAGCAAATTCTGGTCTTTGTGGAAAAGTGCCAGCCACGTCAAATAAGCTGCAACAAGCGTCGAAATACCTAGCTGTCGAGCCTTTAGAATGACGTTGAGTCTGTGTGCCAGAAAATCCTGAATGCAGTCATCCTGGAATGGAAACGTCGCG